ACCGGTGAAGCCGGTAAGCACGATTTTCTGAAACTCCGTCATTTCTACATTGTCGCTCATAACTCAATTCCTTTCATTGCTCGATATGCTCTCAGATACATGATTTCGATTATGACTTGTGAGGTTGTCATTTGTAGCTAACTCCAGCGTCATCAAGTGCTGCATACACAGAGGACGCGCTCATTAACGCCGCCTTCTCTGGCAGCTCAACCACCAGCGCGGCACGAGAGGCTTGCCACCCCATCCATGCATCATGAGTTGAGGGATAATCATAATCACCGCACGAATCCCTTTTGAACCAGTCACCCTCGCATGGCAGCGAGTATTCATAAAACCACTCTTCGAACTCCCTTCGAATTTTCTCACTCATCGCCTTTCTCCTTCATTGCTTGGTCGATTTCGCTGTCAATGTCCTCATCCCAATACCTATCTTTCATATCCTGTTGGTAGGAATAGAGGTTCTTTGTTTTATGGTCTGACTTTAGATACTTATACCTAGCCGCATCCCTCTTGGCTTCTCGCAGGCGTGTTATTAACTCATCAGCTAGCGCCCAATGTATCTCGATGTTCATTGGGCCCTTGCCAGCCTTTGACATATCCGTGTCGCTAACCATCAACTCGAAATCTCGAATATTTACCATTGAATCAATCATCATTGCCATCCTTTATTGCCTCTTGCCATCCCCACCAAGCCGCATCAGTAATCCGGCGATTTGCGCGGGTTACGTCCATTCCCTTGAGCCTGGCTAGCTCATCGAATCGTTCGCGGTTCATTTATCATCATCTTTAATTAGATTACACTCAACACATAACTGAGTTCCATCCCCGCAGTATGGCTCACCGCATTTTCTGGTGATTTCCCACGGATACTTCATTACGCTATTGTAATCTTCTTGCTGCATATCAATCTCCTTGGTTGATGATAATACTATTACAGTTATCTGGCTGGCGGTCAATGCTAAAATGAAGAAAATTGCACAGAGGATTTCACATTGGGGTTTCCAGCGCCGAATATTCTAGACCCAACCCAGCAGAAGGGCCGCGAGAAGCGAGCTTATGCCGACTTCCGCCGCAGGTTGCGAGCCATTAACGCCGAGATTCAAGAGCGAGTAGTTGACCAGCTCCAGCCGCGAGAGAGTGCAGTCAATGGCCTTCGCGCTTATCTACTGAATGCTGAGAAGGTTTACATCTACGAGTTGGACTATCTCCAGCTTCGCCGAATTGACGAGACTATCGCAGAGATAATCCAGCGCATTATGATGCAGCGTGGTGAGCGGCACGACAACTGGTTCCAGGCTTACACTGCCGAGGCGTACCAGCAAGGCGCGGCATATGCTCAATCGTCCCTGGCTGTGCAATCAGCAGTCTAGCAAGGCAAGTCGCCACGATGGGCCGCGCAACAGCTAAAGGGATACCTGGTTGACACCGAAGGCACTCAAGCCAAGGCGGCAAGTAGAGCGGCAACAATCGCGCGAACCGAACTTGGCGTGGCATATCGCTCCGCCGTGATGGATGAATCGCAACGTGCAAGCGAATCGCTTGGGCTGGTAACGAAGCTGCTTTGGGTGTCTGCGCTGATGGCGACCACCAGACGATCGCACGCTGATTTACACGGACGATTATTGACTCGCGCAGAAGTAACTGAGTTCTACAGCAAGAACGGCAACTCAATCAACTGTCGATGCTCGCAGGTGCCAACTGTGGTTGACGAGAATGGAGATGCCTTTACCAAAAAGGTAATGGAGAAGATGGCCAAGCAAGAGGAAAGATGGATGCAATTTCAGGGAATAAAAAAGGCCGCTTGAGCGGCCTTTGTTCATTTCTGCAAGGCAAAGTCAAAAGCGATTCTTCTGGCGTGATCCAGACTTCCGCACTGAAATTCCATCCTTTTCTGATGCCAATGTTCACCAGTAGCAATGGCTAGATAGCCAATTTCACTGTTAACCCACCTGATAGTTAACATGCATCCGGCGTCGGTAGTGTATGAAACATTTGGCTCTGTTATATCTTTTCGCCATGCAGCGTGAGCGGATTCCTGGCTGCATCCGATCATTTCGTAAATGTCAGGCATTGACAGGCCAGCAACTTCAAACCAGAACTTAACCGGCTCTTGTGAGAATGACACACGCCCCATCCTGTTCAGCATTCTTAAGCCGGCGCTTGCTTGCAGTGTCAACCGCTCCTGTTCTGCGACATTTTTCCTAAAAACATCAATGGATGCGCTCAACTTGTAGTTGTTGCACGGTGCGCAAGATGGGACCATATTTGCCATGGTATCAAGCTGCGGATATGCGCACTTGCCATCACCATAACGGATTATTGGGTGAAAATGATCGGCTTGCCATTTTGTGCCTACTAGATTGCAACCACAATACCAGCAGTGACCATTTGATTTATCAAGGATTAACGCGCGCTCTGACTTTGAAAGTTTCATATCTCTACCCTCGGAGCCCGAATAATGATTGCGGCAACACGCTTCGGGTGTGACGTGCTTTCGGGGATCAACCTAGCCGCCAACAAACACTACCACAACCTGTGTTAAAATTCATCATCATCAACCAAAAAGGCATCAGCCATGACTATCAAAGTAAACGGCGGCGGTAACGGTAAACAGCGAAGCGCACAAGATGAAGCTAGGCAGGCATTCCAGAAGCGAGAGGAGGAGCTTGCAAAAGTTCAGAATGGCGGCGGTAACGGCAAGGTTCGCCAAAAATGAGCTTCAATGACTGGCTGATGGTCGCGACACTGGTTGTTGCTGTAGCCACTCGCTGGTGGGTGGTGGCCGGACTGGCTGCCACCTATTGCGCTCAGTCGGCTATTGACCACGCCGGATGGCTAGATGCTTATGGGTATTATCTTTCTGTGGCGCTGATTGATGCGCTTTTCGTGCTAATCATTCACCTGAAATCGCCAGTGTCTCGTCACCTCAGAATTGCCCAGCTCATCTGCGCCTTGTTCATTCCGGTTCAGATTGGCGGCTTGGTCATGTGGTACTTGTACGATCCCCCATTGGTTTATAATGTAGCCTGCTCAGTGCTTTACATGGCGATAATCACAACAATAATTTCACGGGATAAAAAGCGTGCTAGAAATCTTAAAGGTTCTCGGCACCATATCATCCATGATTCTGATTGGCGTCATGGCTCTGCGATGGCTGCGAAAGACGAGGTTAAAGAATGACGAAGAAGATCCGTTGGAGTGTCGGAGCGATTCTGGCTCTGATTGCGCTACTGGTGGCGATGTTTCACAGAAAGATTGACGGCATGAAGGCCAGCTTGGCTTTGGGAATGTCGAGAACATTCGCGACCTACGAAATGACGAGAAAGAAAAAAGCCCCTGATGGGGCTTTTCTTATGGGCGACGAATAAAGCGCCACTCCCTTGCTGTGTCAATCCACCTTCCATTCCCATCCATTCCTGCCACTTTCACTGCGTAATCATATCCGTAATCTATACATTCTAACTCAATTACCACATACTCGCCAGATTCATACCAATCGTACTCGCCAACAAAAATCACATCATTCACCCGCAAATCGCGCCAGTCTGTAATCACCAATTCCGGCTCACGGTCTGGCTTGGCAATGCCAATCAAAAGCCCTAGCGCATCACCAGCCCGCTCTAGCTCGCCAAGCGCGGCATCAGACGCAGCCTTGGCATCATCAGCCTCTTGCTGCTTGCGGTTGGAGAGGTCAAGCTTGTTGCGGTAGTCCTGCGCCAGTTGCTCGATGGTTGGCTTCGCTTCTTGCTCTGGAATGCTGCGCATTACCGATTCGCAGAACTCCTGCTTAACCTCTGGCTTGTGCAGGCGGTAGGCGATAATGTAAGACTCAGTTCCAATGTCTGTCCATCGCAAAAACTCCGGATTGAAAATTTCGGCGACACTACCAAAGCGGTACTTAATCTCAATCATCTCTCCATTTTTGCATGGAGACTTATCACCACCATTCCACTCAATCCACCCATCATCATCCTTCGGATAGGCATGATAGCATTCTTCGCGGCTGAGTACGCATTGGTGCCAGTTTTGAATTTTCTCTCCACTATCAAACCCATATTTATAAAGGCAGTCTCCGTTGTCTTTCCACGAATCACCACACCTTGTCGGCTTTCCTTCGTATGAGCAAACCCATCCATCCTTGTCTTGCGTTGCGCAGTCAGCAACATCAACCCACCCACCATTCGCATTAATCAAGTCGGCCAGAGCCTGCTTGCATTTACCAAGTTTCATGTTCATCTCCTTGTTTATGTGTGAATACTATTGCAGATAGCCGCCACCCCGTCAATGGTATAATTCACAAAAATCAAAGTGGGTTTTATGGCAATCAGGTATCAAATCGTCAGCTAAAAACATCCCTGCGACTTTAGCCATGTTCAACGGACTGCTAGACCTTCCGCGACCGTGATACAATCAACCATCAAACAAACGAGGTGAAATATGGATTTTGAAGTGCGCAACGAACTTGTGGTAATGCTGCAAGAAGATGAAACGGCTGTGATTATGGCTGCTGAAGCTGTGGACACCAAAGACAAGCTGGTAGTGTTCAAGCGCAAATACCAAGAGAGCTACTAGCAGACTCCTGGCATGACCCATCAGCAGCGAGTGGCTTTCGTTCTGCCAATCTTCAATACTGTGTGGAAACAGTTCTACGAAGTTCAGGCATAAAACAAGCCCCCTGCTTGGGGGCCTTTCTTTATCCTATCATCTCAAAGTTAATCGTTGACCTGCCGACCTCTCCGTATTTGTCGTGATATGTAATAACCTTCGCACTGCGACCAGACAGCCAGCCACCCCTTGATGCGTATGCGTCACGCGCAGCAAGAGTCTGGTGCTGCTCAACAGTCATCAGATTGCCTTCTTGCAGCTTGTCGTGGTGAAGGTGGCCCATGTGGCAGTATGCGAAATCGCTGTCTCCATACTCCTTGCGGAACATCCCAGCCACGACTGACGCTACCTTGTCGAATCGAGACAGATGCCCGTGGTGATAGAACAGCACAGTGCGCCCGTGCTTGAACATGTAGTAAGGCGATGCGGAGTTGTCTACGCTGACTCTTGGCTCGTTTTCATACAGAGCACCAAGCATTTCGCGCAGCCAGACAGAGGCGGACAAGTCGTGATTGCCCTCTGCCATGATTACCCGCACAAACTGATGCTTCTGAAGCAGCATTGCGATAACTTGTCGGATGACCCGAATAACCACACGAACCACCTTGCTGAATCTGCTGTCAGCGTCGAGAGTGTGGCCTGAGCTTGGTGTTTCAGGTGTCAGCCCGTCGGCGTGAAGTAAGTCGCCTAGCTGCGCCATGATGGCAGTTTTGGCATTGGGCGAAACCTCGATGGCTCGCTTGAACCACTGAACCAAAAGGCGCTCGGCCTCTTCCAGGTCATAATCAGCTTGCAGGTTCTCCTTTCCCCAAGCCAGCATCCCGAAATGATTATCGGTGAAGGTGTACTGGCTCACGAGCGCCGCATCAGTGGCATTTGTGCATGGGGCGGCGATTGCCTCTCGCGGTATGTCCTCGCACATAGCCTCAATGGCGGCCTGCATCATCTCCGCCTGCCGTTGGTGGTCGATGCTGGTCTTTACCCACTGAAGCGCGACTTGGCCGTCCTTGTAGAGGGTGGAAGTGCCTTTGACTTGATACCCGTCAGGGATGGTAACTGTCATGTCACACTCTGGAGCGTGTCCGCGCTTGGCCGCCTTGTTCTTAACGGCGGCCACAATTTTATAAAGGCTTCGCTCGTGGATCCCAATTCGCCTCGCCGCCTCCGCAAGACTTCCGCACTCAAGAATGACGGCCAATCTGGCCGCCTGATTTTCTGTTGCGAATGAAAGGAGTTCTTCCGTTATCTCTTCATTCCAGCTATTAGTTGCCATGCTTAATCGCCCTGCTTTATAAACACGCCGTTTTCCATTCTACCTTTTCGGTCTTTGATTTTGTGATACGCCGCATCGGCGCAATCATAAAACCGCAGTCCGTTTTGAGTGGCAAGGATTGTCAGCACTACAATCATGTCGCCGATCTCCTTCTCAAGCTCTCCAGTTGGCTTGCCTTTAGAGATACACTCGGCAACCTCGCCAAGCTCCTCTGCCAGCTTCACGAACTGCGCTTGGCTGGTAGAACCATCAATAAGATTGCGCTCAATGGCCCACATTTCAATTTTGTCGTAAACGGTAGTCATTACTTAACCTCCTTGCGGTATCCAGAATCAAGCAATCTCTCGGCAATTTTCTTGATCATTTCTTCATCTCCATTATCCGTTGTTTCTTCCGCTGACGATGCGCCTTAACTGCACAGGCTCCGCCTGGCTTGCAATACTTCCGTGGCATACCTCGGCGCTTTTCGTCGTCATACTCAAACTCGCATCCACATATCTCGCAGATGCTTTTGATGATTGTCATTTCACACCTCGCATAACTGGATCACCCACATCATCAATATCGCTCTGGTACTTGTAGATCCCGATTCGCGGCAGAGCCCACTTATGCCCGTCCCACTTACCGATAATCCACTGTCCTTTGTACTTGACCCAGTAGAACCCCTCTTCTCGAACTGGCTTAACCTGCTTATCTCTCGCTCTCATTTTTTCTCCCATAGCTTTACTCGAAGTTTCTCTGGACTTTCATCTGCGCACTTATCGCAAGCCACGCCATCATTCATCCACTTTGCGTTTCTTTTTAGCTGAATCTGCGTGATGTAGTGCTCGCTAAAAACATAAACTTCGCCACCGCAAAACTTGCACTTCATGCTTTCGCCTCCTGTTGTTTGATGATTCATACTATTACACCACGCCATCAGGCGAAAGCGGTTTGTAATAGTTATTTACATCCAAGAATCCGACCCCTCGCCACCTCAAAGTAATGATCGTCCATCTCTATACCGATGAACTTGCGGCCAAGGTTGCTGGCTGCAACCCCGGTTGTGAAATTAAAGGTTGAACTCATAGACCCTCCTTATCCAGCTGTAAAACCCACTTTCAGTCATTGTATTTTTTGCTATGTTGCAATATTTGCAGCAAGCCACGCTGTTCTCTATCGTGTAACCTTTTGAGCTGTCAATCCTGTCTATTCCGTTGCACTTCAAAACATGGTCCGATAATCTTTTTTGCTTCTTACTTTCATTTAGTCTGTCCTCCACTTCCTTTGAGTATTCAAGCCCGCAATATTTGCATGGAGACTTAGACAGCGTTCTGAAAACATCAAAACTTATCGTTTCGCTAAACCCCTTGTTTTTGTCTCGTCTTTTTAGGTGGCTATACTGCACCATCAAAAGCGCCTTTTCTCTGTCATCATATAGACCATACTGGTTGCCCTTTCTAGACAAGAACTCTGCCTTCAAGCACCCACAGCTGTTAGATTTTCCGCTTGATAGGTTGTCTGCCACAACAACTTTCTCATTTCCGCAGTCGCACAAGCAAAGCCAGAGGTGTTTGTTTCTGTTGTCTTTGCCTGCGTGCGACATTACAGTCAATCTGCCGTGCTTATCTCCTGCTCTATCTTTAAATCTAGGCACTTTATGCGCTCCATAATCCTGTTGACGCCTATATCGAAATAATCTTTATCTAGCTCTATTCCGATGAAATTGCGATTAATGTTAACACATGCTACGCCTGTAGTAAACGAACCAGCCGTGAAATCTAAAACAGTCTCACCTTCGTTGGTGTAGGTCTTGATTAGGTATTCCATGAGGGCGACTGGTTTTTGGGTCGGGTGAACTGTTTTACCTTCCGACTTTATATCAAGCACATCCCTTGGCCAGTTTGTAAACTCTTGGATGTAATCGCTTGAGTTTCTGCTACCGTAGTTTTCAGAATTTCCACCCTGCTTTGTTATTGTTCCTTTTTTAACCAATCCTTGCGCGTTGTATGTTCCGGTGCATTTGTTATCACAAAAAACTAAAACGCACTCGTGCTTTCTAACTGGCATCTTTTTTGCGTTAAGCACACCAGTTATTTTTGATTTAACCCACACCCACTCATAAGAAAACATATCCATGTTGCTGCACACCAGAACGCTTGTAAACGGCTGACTTGCCGTCATCACAATCGCACCATTAGGCTTAATGATGCGCTTCAACTGCGCCCACATCGGCTCTAGCGGGATAATTGAATCCCACTTGCATTGAGTTGTTCCATATGGTGGGTCAGCGAGAATCATATCAACGCTACCGTTTTCTATCTCTTTCATGCGCTCCAAGCAGTCGCCTTTCATCAGCCAAATCGAGTCATCTTTGTAGTCGGTCATTCTTAGTTCCTCCAGTTGTGGTGCAGAAATACTATTACAGCCATCAGAGCCAAGCAAGCGGTTTGTGAAATAGTTTTTCGTCAGGCGGGAAGGCAGACCATATCGTTGACGCCAGCGAAATGGTGGCTGGTTGTGTTTGCCAAAACGCCATCTAGGGTATGAAATCTGCTTTGCCAAAACGCGATGTCTCACTATAAAAGATCT